AATGAGAATTGTAGGTTCTACCGGTTTTGTAGGAATCGGAGAAAGCTCACCATCTGCAAAACTAGAAATAAAAGGCAGTGGGGCAACTTCTGCAACAACAGCATTAAGAGTAGAAAATAGCAATGCATCAGCCTCGTTAGTTGTAAGAAATGACGGTAATGTAGGTATTGGAACTTCAACCCCAAACTCACAACTCCATATAAGCGGAGCTTCAGCTATAATGACCTTATCACCTATAAATCCTCTTCCTACATCAAATGTACCGTCTGCTTCATTTGCTACAAGCGGAAGCGGTGATAATTTAAAACCTTATTTTTGGAATGGTTCATCGTGGACCGCATTATTTTAAACTTTAATTAACTATGGCAATACAAGCAACAACCCCCCTTGAATACAACTACGGAACATATTCAAACCCCTATTTCCGCTTAGTTTTACATCTTCCATTAAACGGCACAGATACTCCTGTAGACTGTTTTATGTATCCATCACAACAAGCATATGCCGATGGTGCTCAATACATTGCTTGTTTACCGTTTTACATTGCAAATTCACCATCTGAACCTAATAACGATGGAAATGGTGTAGTAAATAAATACTTGCTGTATATAACACAACAAATAGTAGCTTCTTTACAAGCTACTTACCCCAGTACTACATTTGAAATCATAGGGATACCTAGAGAAGAAGTTGTAACTGATTCTACCGAGGAACAAAACCCTTCCCCAGAAGAAGCTTAATTTAAGACTACTTCTTACTATTTATAATAAAAAATAATGGCAAACATAGCTATATGGCCTGGGTCTAGTTCGTTTTTTCCCGGAATGACCCCTCTCGGGTTTTACGACTATGACTCCCAATTTCAACAAGATGCTGATAAGGTAGCTAATTTTTGCGCTCAAAGATTAGGCTATCCCGTAGAGGATGTAGAACTACAGGACATACAATTCTATGCTGCATTTGAAGAAGCCGTATCAACCTATTCAAATGAAGTATTTCAGTATAAGATTAGGGAGAACTACATTTCTATGGAAGGTGCTAGTACGGCTACATCTTTCAACAATAAGTTAATCTCCCCTAATTTACAAACTGTTATCAGTATCGCCGGTACCTATGGAGTAGAAGCTGAAGTAGGAGGTACAGTTACTCTATACAGCGGATCCATTGACATGATTAGAGGGATACAAAATTACGATCTAACACAGTGGGCTATTGATCAAAATATAACCGGTGGTATTGAGGTACGAAAAGTATTTTACGAAGCACCGCCTGCAATTTTGAGATATTTCGACCCATACGCCGGGACAGGTACCGGGGTTCAATCCCTATTAGATGCTTTTGGCTTTGGTAATTTTTCTCCTGGAATCAATTTTCTATTGATGCCAATTTACTTTGATGTGCAGAAAATACAAGCTATTGAATTTAACGACCAGATAAGAAAGGCCGGGTATACTTTTACGATTCAAAACAACCAGTTAAAAATATTCCCAGTACCTTTAGAAGATAAAAAGCTATTCTTTCAGTATTATAAAATTGCCGATAAGAGATCTCCGGTTAGAGACAATACAGCCGACCTTATCACTAATATATCAGAAGTACCTTACGACCCTGTAAGCTACACAGATATAAATGCTGTAGGAAGAGACTGGATTAGAAGGTACACTTTAGCGTTAGTAATGGATACGTTAGGATTAGTGAGAGGTAAATACAATCAAATACCCGTACCAGGTAACCCAGTTACTTTAAACTCAGCAGATTTATTATCAAGATCTCAAACGGAAAAAGAAGCGTTATTAACTCAGCTAAGAGATTTATTAGATACTACATCGAGGAGATCGCAACTCGAAAGAAAAGCACTTGAAACTACAAACTTAAATACAACGTTAAATAGTATTCCTCTGCAAATTTATATAGGATGATTGTTAAAAAAAAACTACTATCGGAAATAGGTGAGAAAATGTACCAGGCACTGGTATACATAGAGTTTATTGACACTACTGACATAACTCATGTAATTCAACTTATTAGAGCATTACCGGAAGTTACTGTTGTGAATAACAGATCGGATAAAGAAGATTTAAACCCTAGAGGTTATATTAGCGTTAAACTGGTAACTAAGAGAACTGGAGTAGAAGCTTTTGCAACTTTAAAAACTACAGCTTTGTCAAAAGTAACTGAAGTACGTAAATTTAATTACGTTCCTGAAAATATCAGACGTATAGAATCATTTTAAGATGGCACTTTACGGCAGCGCTAGAGACGTATCATTTTTTCGACATATTAGTCGGGAATTGATAAATAATATAATTGAGCAAGAAGTAGCTTATTATAAAATAGAATTAAAAGATAGTAACACCAACGTATACGGAGAGTCTTCTGAAAAATTTTACAAAGACCCTTTTTTGATTAATTGCTTAATTACTAGAGGAGATCAAGTCTTTACAGAGAGTGATTTCGGTCCGGACGTTACAAGAGAGGTAAGTTTTGCTTTCTTAAGAGATGACCTGGTGGATGATACACTAGTGCCCGAAGTAGGAGATGTAATTGTTTGGCAAGAGAGGTATTTTGAAGTTAATCAAATAGTGGAAAACGACCTCGTAATGGGTAAATCAGAGAATTATTACTACTCTGAACATCTACAAAATTTTGGCAGCAGTATATCTATAATCTGTAGAGCACATTTAACAAGAGCAGAAAAAGTCGGAATACAAAGACAAAGATTATGAGTGAATTACCAAAAGATCCGGAAGGCTGGACAGATGTTTCTAAAAAAACAGGAAGACCTGTTACTAAGCCATTTAAGTTACAGACCATCGAAGTGGACCCAGAGACGGGTGCTGTAACTTCGAAGGTAGTGTATGCGCCTATATTCGTAAGATTTTTTAAACAATACCAGGAAGTAAAAGACCTAATAACACCGTTAAAAAGGGAATATCCGGACGATGCAGAAGTTTTAGATAAGTTATACACGACAATGGACAGTGCATCAAGAAGCCTTAAGATATATTTGACTAAAAAGTATCCACAATGGAGAAGGTATTTAAAATAGATGCCAAATAGACGCCCATTACCCGAGACCCAAAAGCACTTAACTGAAGCGTTAATCAAGCCAGATACGCAGCAGACTCCTTATGCTGCCCCGGATTTTAACAGGGGATACGAAACAGCTACGACTGCTGAAGATCCACTACCACTCACAACCGGTTTAGAAGATCTAGATACTGCTGTAGACTACTACTTCAAAAATGTCATTAAGCCGGTGGTGATTCAAAACGGAACAACAATTAATGTACCGGTCTACTACGGCTCACCGGAACGGTGGGTAGCTATACAGAAAGATGGGTATTTAAGAGATAATTCTTCGAGATTACTAGTACCTTTAATTGTATACAAGAGGACAGGTATAACTAGAAATAGAGCACTTAGTACTAAGCTTGATGGAAATAAAGTTAACAACTTTTACGTAGTCCGAAAAAAATACGATAAGACGAATTACTATGATAACTTTGGGGTACTAAATAACTTACAGAACAGAAAGCCTGTTGAAAAGGTGTACGTAACAGCAGTGCCAGATTTTGTAACTGTTACCTATGAATGTATACTCTTTACTGACTTTGTTCATCAGATGAATAAGATCGTAGAGAGTATAAATTACGTAGCTGATGCGTATTGGGGAGAAAAAGAAGGTATGAAGTTTAAAGCATCGATAGATAGTTTTAGTCAAACTACCGAGTTGCAGCAAGGGGAAGATAGAGCAGTAAGAAGTACATTTACGTTATCGTTAAATGGATATATTCTACCTGATATTGCTATTCGTGATTTCTCCTATAACCCAATAAGCTACTCACCAGCACGGGTAGTTTTCAATATGGAAACTGTTAGAGACATAAATAACGTAGACAACAGCTAGTAGTGTATATTTATAAAAAAATAAATGGCCGTATATAAGATTTTTGCCGAAAAAGATGCTACAGTCTACTCTGCTTACCCGACGGTAAACACCGGGAGAGATGCTATTTTAGCAATAAGCAACGTAGATACTTCTTCCATAGGGTTAAATACAGGTATCACTAGAGCTCTAATTAAATTTAATACAGCAGAAATTAGTAATTTCGTTAATAACACTGTGGGGAACACTTCTTACTCTGCCTCATTAAGACTGTATGTAGCTAATGCAGATATACTACCTACTAGCTTTACATTGGAATGTTTTCCAATCTCCGGAGCCTGGGATATGGGAACAGGTAAGTACGGAGATTTACCGATCAACACTTCTGGGGTAACTTGGCAATCAAGAACACTCAATGGGTTGAACCGTTGGCAGACTAGTAGTTTTCCTGCTGGAGTAACAGCTTCTTTCACTTCTGGATCAGAAGGCGGGGTGAATTGGTATTTTACTTCTTCAACTTACGGTACATCGATAAGAGCAACACAGTCCTTCGAATACAACGATACTCTAGATATTAATATTGATGTAACAAATCAAATTAAGGAATTTTTAACTGAAAGTCTTATAAACGACGGGCATTTACTTAAGTTTACGTCAAGCATTGAGAACAGTAGTGCGTACGGGGGTTTAAATTTATTCTCAATGGATACCCGAACTATTTATCCACCATGCTTAGAAATAAAATGGAGAGATTACGTACACAGCACCGGATCTTCAACGAGAACTACCATAAATAGTCTTCCAATAGTTGTAACTTTAGATTCAAATCAGTACAAGTACACACAAGGATCTATTCAAAGATTTAGGTTAAATGTACGACCACAGTACCCGGTACGGCAGTTTACAACATCTTCGGTGTATTTAAATAACTACTACTTACCTACCGGGTCATATTATGAAATTCGTGATCAAAAAACCGGAGAGGTAGTTGTAGATTTTGACAATAGTTTCACACAGATAAGCGCTGATAGTACTTCAAATTACTTTGACGTATATACCTACGGATTACAGCCAGAGAGGTATTATACGGTTTATATTAAAACTACTATGGACGGAAGTACTATGATTTTAGGTCAAAATTCAACATTTAAGGTAGTAGTTTAACGTTATATTTTGAACAACTTTGGGATATTTATAAACAACAACATCCAGTAAATACTTTATACTATGGCAGAGACTTTAATATCTCCGGGATATTTAACAAGGGAGAATGACCAATCTCAAATAACTCAGTTACCTATAGCAGTAGGAGCTGCTTTCGTAGGACCTACGTTAAAAGGGCCTTTAAAACTCCCTACTGTAGTTAGGTCTTACAATGACTATTTAGCTACATTCGGAGGAGCTTTCATATCAGGTGGCCAAAGCGTAAGCTATTTAACCACTACTGCAATTTATAACTACTTTCAAAACGGCGGTCAAACAGCTTTAGTTACTAGAGTTGCTTCTGGAAGTTTTTCATCTGCAACTGCTAGTATTAGTTCTAGCGTAACTGTTTCGTTTGCTTTTACCTTAGAAACTATATCTCAAGGTACTATAATGAATAGCGTCGGACCAACTGGTAGTAACGGAGCTTTACTTTCCGGATCCGCCAATAATATTAGATGGGAAATCCCGGTCTCAAGTACAGGCTCTGGGACATTCACATTGCTTATTAGAAGAGGCGACGACACTGCTAATAGTAAGATAGTTCTTGAAACTTTTAGAGACCTCTCTTTAGATCCAAACGCAGATAACTTTATTAGCAAAGCTATTGGGGATCAAAAACAAGAACTAGTATCCAATCAGATTGTAACAACTGGAACGTATCCTAATATTTCTAACTACGTACGGGTAAGGACTGTAACAACGACTCCAAACTACTTTGACAATAGCGGAACCCCGCAGACATTGCTTACCGGATCGATACCTGTAGTAGGGTCTGGATCGTTTGGAGGTGCCACCGGTAGTGTACCTGCAGGTGCTGCATTTTACGACCAAATCAGTAGTACAAACATACAAGGATTAGCTGCAACAGATTACGACGATGTTATAACTTTACTTTCCAACCAGGATGATTACAAGTACAATGTACTAAGCTTCCCTGGATTAACTCTTCAAAACGCTTCTACACAATTAGCTACTGCTGCTTTGAATACTCAAGGAAGAGGAGATGCAATTTTAGTTGTTGACCCTTCTAACTACGGAGAAACTCAAGCAGCTACTATTAATAGAGTACGGACTAATTTAGATAATTCCTATGTAGCAACTTACTGGCCTTGGTTGAGAGTTGTAGACCCAGCAGTAGGTAAACAAGTATGGGTACCTGCTGGAACTTTAATACCGGGAGTTTATGCATACAGCGATAAAGTATCCGCACCATGGTTTGCACCTGCAGGATTAAACAGAGGAGCATTAAACACTGTATTGTTTGCTGAAAGAAAATTAGCTAGTAGCGATAGAGATGCTCTATATATTGCAAATATTAATCCAATAGCAACATTCCCTAATAACCCTGTTGTAGTCTATGGACAGAAGACTTCGCAAAAGAAAGCATCTGCTCTTGATAGAGTCAACGTACGGAGATTGTTAATTGAACTGAAATCCTATATCGGTCAAATTGCTAATACCTTAGTGATTGAACAAAATAGCGACGCTACTAGACTTTCTTTCTTAGGAAGAGTCAACCCTTATCTTGAGAACATTCAACAGCGACAGGGGTTATACGCATTCCGGGTAGTAATGGACGATACCAACAACACAGCTGATGTAATTGATAGAAACGAACTAGTAGGGCAGATTTACATACAGCCTACCAGAACAGCTGAATTTGTACTATTGGATTTCAATATTCAACCTACCGGAGCAACTTTTCCTTCCTAATTTATAATACTAGATATTTATAATAAATTCATAAAATATGCCACTACTTGATCCAAATCAAATAATGTTCACCCAATTTGAACCTAAACAGAAGAATAGGTTCATTGTTAAGGTAGAAGGTATTCCAGCATACATAGTCAAGGGTATGGGAGCTGTTGAAATACAACAGGGAGTTGTAACTCTAAACCATATGAATATTTACAGAAAAGTAAAAGGTAAGACTACCTGGCAGCCAATTACTTTTACATTATTCGACCCCATTACTCCTTCA